CCCTAGAATCACTGGGTATCATCCCAGTGTAACTAGTTAAGGTTTGTGATGGACCTTAGGAACCATGGGCTCTTATTTTCTGAATGACTCGAGATTTCCTCGAGAAAATTCATTAGATTGGGAGAAATCCCAGGCTTCAACAAAGCCAGGAGTTCCGGACAGACCTAAATGGTCCACCATCCCGAGGATGTTAGTAACACGCATAAAGCTCGCTCTTGCGGTCTTGTAAGCGTCCTCGCCCCCCTCTGTCTGTAATCCAGTCAGTGCTTCCACGGTATCTTGAGAAAAATCTGGGACTAAAGGTAATTTACCTTCAGCCTCATGGACAAAAGTAACCAAGTCGGCCCAGGCTCTGCCTGTTCCAGCTTCAACATCTTCGATGGAGAAGCCGGACAGCTTTGTCGAGATTTCAATCTCCTTCAGTGGCATCCGATATTTGGTCGTCCAGCGGGCGAGGGCATCTGCCTTAGCTTCAGAGAATATTCTCATAAAGAGCCATTCAAGATCTACAGAGACCACTTTGGAAACCCATTGTGGGAATTCCTCGAGCCGTTTCCGGCTGTGAAGGAAACTCTTGTAGACGGCACTGACCCACTTCCCTAGGATAGATACTAGGATTCCTCTACCGCGACGGCGATCGATAAGATCACCGAAGCGTCCCATGCTAAACGCCCATAGATCAGCCTTTCGGAGCATTGCTCCCAGGAAGATCTCAAGCGTTATCGACTTTAATCCGGCGAACTCATATCGAGTTGTGCCCGGAGTCAGCATGGTAGCGAGGATCCATCGGACTACAGGCGGTACTACCCGAACGGAAATCTCCGTAGACAGGTGGTGCCAAACATCTTGGCCAACCATCTTCTTTATCAATGGAGTAACCCATGTTCTACTACGCAGATCCATCCACCCCCGGCGTGCCATACGCAAGGTCATTTCGACCCGCTCAGGCAGCGATGCTGCATTGATCTCCTCCCGTAAACTAACGGGTGAGACATTCACATCTTTTACGAAGGTCTGGTTAGCGAAGTTGAACATCCCTACTTCCGAGATATGACTCTTGGACATTGATAAGGGAACACATAGCTCACGCATTAAGCGTGCATAGGCTTCGGCAACCTTTGAGTCTGCGATGACCACATCATCTCCAAGGACCATGTAGTCGATGAAAGATAGAATGTTTTGGGATGTTACCACTCCAGCTAAGACAGCTGAGTATAACACTAGGGCGTGGTGAACCAACGCCATACTTGCCCAAGAAGTCAAGGCCCCCATCGGTTGTCCGGTGCTATATCGTATCCGTCTAGGAGACGAAGGGAAAGCCTTCAAGGTCGACTTAGGAACTAGGAATTGCCTCTTAACCAAGAGGTCGAACCACTTTTCTAAAACTGCCTCTGGTAGCACGTTTCTAAACAGTGCTCTATATAAAGCCAGAGGGATTAGATCAGTAGCGGACTTTAGGTCATAGGAATAAATCGTAGTATATCCTCGGGTCGAGAACTCTCGGACACGTCCTTCTTGGTCGAAAGTAGCATCCTGTGGAAGGTTTTTGAGTATATCAAACATCCAATCATGGAGAGGTTTGAGGACAAAGTTTGTCCAGTAATCGACGATTGCTATCGTTCTTACCTTACCTGCAGCCTCATACAAGTTATGTAGACGCTGAAGGGTTGGGGTTTCAAAACGATACCCCCGGGTGTTCATCCCGAAGAATTTCGATAGATAGTCGTTGATTCTATTCAGATTACCTAAGCGTTCTTGGTTGCTCTTTGAATAATGATTCTTCTTATCTATAAACCAGGGAGAGGACGGATCGTCCCTCCCCATATATGCAAACTCATCGTTTGCGGATTTTACTCCAGATAAGACTTGATGATTTATGCGGAACATCTTGGCTGTCATCCTTATTTTCTGCCAGATTTCACTCTGGTCAGTAAGGTCCAGCCACTCACGTATGTAGTTTGAATCTACGCCTGTTGTGAACCGGATCGCATTAGCGATCCAAACTTGTTCAGTAACAGGAACACGGCCGTCTGCCGGAACTGGAGATCCCGTACCAAAGGCTTGCTTGAACCCAAAACGGTCCATAGCCTCCCAGAGGTACGCATCGATCCCAGCTCCGAGCACGGTGATCCCGTGATTTGGACCCGCGTGAGTAGAAAAGAATGTTCCCTTAATCTTAAGGTTGGGGCTCTGAACTAAATGTTTAAGCCCTGACTGGCGGAGGACAGCCCAGAAATGCGCACAGAACTTACTAAAGCCACTAAAGGCGTCCGTGTTCACGATATCCGGGTGAGGAGCGGTAATAGAACCATGAGCTAAGTTGGGTTCGGTCCACGTACCCAGGATTCCTTTATAGGAAAATAACATAGATGTCCAAATATGGATATAATGTTTATTCCCAAATCGGATACCCTGTCTTACGATCCGTGGGAGAGCAGCTGGAAGA